GAAAGAAAACTGGAAGGAACTACAAGAACCTCTAGAAACGAACAAATGTACACTCTACTTGAGTGTCATGTTAATTTAGACCTAGAAGGTTTTGAAGATCAGAATCCTCAGACGGGTGAACCGTCAGGAATAAAATTACCTTATGTCGTTACAATCGAACAAGGTAGTCAAAAGGTTCTTTCGATAAGAAGGAACTTTGCGCCCAATGATCCATTGAAGAAAAAAATCCAATATTTTGTCCACTTCAAATTTCTGCCAGGACTAGGATTTTACGGATTTGGACTCATTCACATGATTGGCGGTTTGAGCAGAACTGCAACGGCTGCTCTCCGCCAATTATTAGATGCAGGGACGCTTTCTAATTTACCAGCTGGGTTTAAACAAAGAGGAGTGCGTGTACAAGACGATGCACAATCTATTCAACCAGGTGAGTGGAGAGATGTTGATGCACCGGGTGGAAGCTTAAAAGAATCATTTTATAATTTACCTTACAAAGAACCATCACAAACATTATTACAATTAATGGGTATTGTAGTTCAAGCAGGACAAAGATTTGCAGCCATTGCTGATATGCAAGTGGGCGAAGGAAACCAACAAGCTGCTGTAGGAACAACTATTGCTCTTCTTGAAAGAGGTTCTAGAGTTATGAGTGCTATACACAAAAGATTGTATGTAGCAATGAAACAAGAATTTAAATTATTAGCAAACGTTTTTAAAACGTATTTACCACCTGAATATCCATACGATGTTGTAGGTGCTTCAAGATTAGTTAAACAACAAGACTTTGATGATAGAGTAGATGTATTACCGGTAGCAGATCCAAATATTTTCTCCATGGCTCAAAGAGTAAGTATGGCTCAAACAGAATTACAATTAGCAATGTCTAATCCACAAATGCATAATATGTACATGGCGTACAGAAAAATGTATGAAGCGATTGGAATAAAAAATATTGATGAGGTATTACCACCCCCTCCACCACCATTACCAAAAGATCCAGCAATTGAAAATATAGATGCATTAGGTATGAAACCTTTTCAGGCTTTTCCCGGTCAAGATCACAGAGCCCATATCACTTCACACTTAAATTTTATGGCAACTAATATGGTTAGAAATAATCCACAAGTTATGGCTGGATTACAAAAAAACTGTTTAGAACATATTAGCTTAATGGCTCAAGAACAAATTGAATTAGAGTTTGCAGAAGAACTTCAAACTTTACCTATGCTTCAACAACAAGCTATGGGTAATCCACAAGCTCAAATGCAATTTCAAAGAATATCTCAAACCATAGAAGCAAGAAAAGCTGTTTTAATTGCAGATATGACTGAAGAGTTTATGAAAGAGGAAAAAGCAATTACATCTCAATTTGATCATGATCCTTTACTTAAACTTAAAGCTAGAGAAGTAGATTTAAGAGCCATGGAAAACCAAAGAAAAGAAATGGAAACTGAGGCTAGAATTAATTTAGATAAAGCTAAATTAATGCAAAATAAAGATTTAACTGAAGATAAATTAGAACAAAATGAAGATTTAGCAGAACTGAGAGCAGATACTGCAATGGCTAAAACAGAGATGACTACTCAGGCTAAACTATATTCCGACCAAATGAAAAGGAAGGATGTTAAGACCTTGAAAGGTCCTAAAAGGTAGTCTATAACAAGGAGTAATTATGACTAAAATAGAAAAAGCAAGCAAAGACACAGTTGGTAGAAAAGGAAATGTTTCCTTGAACAAAACCGACCCTGTTGCTGTGCCTCCTCAAAACTTACACATCGATCCAAAAG